GGGTCACCGAGCGCAGGAAGTGACCGTTCCTTGTACAGTGGAATGTCACCCAGCCCTTATGGACCAGAGCCAATCGAAGTGGTCTCTCCTGTACAAGAAGAGCCTGCGGTTGGTGATAGTCCAGAGCAAGTAGCGGATGATCTCACCGCTTCGATGGTCGAGGCGATGATCAAGATCATTCAGTCGGTACATGATGGGACGATGACGCCTGGCGCTGCTAAAGGTCTTATCCGCACTGCGGTACCTGGTATTTCGGAATCTAATCTTGCAGCGATGCTCGAAATCACCGACCAAGAGATCGACGAGATGGTGGATCGAGCCGATGACGTTTAGCTGTTCGCATCTACATTTGCACGATATTGGTAAAGAGATCGTCTCCAAACAGGATGAGAGCATCCGATGGGATGAGGCAGAACGAGCAGTCAATCGGCGAGTGCCGGCTATGGTGCGATTGGTCAAGCGCTATATTGATGGTATCAAGTCGCAAGTGTCCAATGCGGCTATCGACCAGGTCGTTTGATCGGGCAATCCAGATGCGATAGTCGGTATGTTTGAAGGTCTACCCACACCGAGTCCTGAATTGCTGGTGCAGAAGACATACGACCAGATGGTGAAGCTCGAAGATGAGATCTCATCCGAGATGCTGGACGAGCTGGTATCCATCGCTGCGGTTGGTGGCGAAGCTGGATGGGCTAGTATACCTGTTGCCGTCCAGGGTTCGTTCAACATCAACAATCCGTATGTTATACCGGAGCTCCAAGAGCGCGTCGGGTGGCTGATTACAGAGGTTCGTAACAGTACCAATCTCGGCATACGGGATCAGGTGGTCAACATCCTGTCCGAGGCATATGAGCAACAGCTGACTCAGGTCGAGGCTGGACGACGAATCCGAGACGTGATCGGTCTACGTCCAGACCAGGTCAACGCATTAGCCAAAGTCGAAGAGCGGTTGGTGGCTGGTGGTATGCAAGGCGAGCGCTTGGCTAACCGTATGGCAAGAGAAGCTACCAAAAGACTCAACTACCGTGCTGATATGATCGCTCGTACGGAGCTTCGACGGTCCATGAGCTCTGGTCGCCATGCAGCCTGGAAACAAGCCAGAGACGAAGGCTTCTTTGGCAGTCTGCCAGTCTACGTACGCTGGGTGGCGGGGATGACTGATCGGACATGTCCCGTATGCGCTGACCTGAACGGGACCACCGAGCAGCTAGGCGCTAATTTTACCTCGTCTGAAGACATACCAGCCTACGCTAGTGTAAATGGCGAGATGCCACCCGTACACCCACTATGCAGGTGCACAACCGTCCTTGAGGTAGGACCACGGAGACTAAGCTGATGGACATCGAAAAGATCGAAATAAACGCAGCTTCTCGTACCGGTCTCGAACGTAAAGTCGAGGAACACAACGAAGAATACGGCAACGCACCTACCAAGAGAGCTACCTACCGTATGCTAGCTGCCTCATTTAAGCGAGGCATTGGTGCTTACAAGACAAACCCGGAAAGCGTGCGACCTAACGTGCTAAGTCCTGAGAAGTGGGCATTTGCACGAGTGAACAGCTTATTATATGCCTTGCGTAATGGCAAATTTCGACGAGGCGCACATGATCGTGACTTATTACCAGCAGGACATCCCATGAGCACCAAGACTCGCAAAGAGGAAGATTTATACCCGACGCCGAACGAAGCCATCGAACGCGCTAGGGAGATCGGCTGCATCGGCTACCATACCCATGAGGTAGATGGAACGGTGATGTACATGCCGTGCGATCTGATGTCCGATTACGAGCTATTGACAGGAATGGCACACCGAGGTAGTGACGATCTGTCTTTGGTCGAGAAGGTCGAATGGACGACAGCGTATGTAAATGATTTGCCCGACTCTGCATTCTTCTATGTAGGCGAAGGTGAACAAGACGACGAAGGCAAAACCACTCCTCGAACGTTGCGAAAGCTGCCGTATCGAGACGCCGAAGGGAATATTGATCTACCTCATGTTCGATCTGCCTTATCATATTTATCTCGGACAGATATTCCCGATAGCGCCAAAGAGCGCATCCGAGCAGAAGCCCAAGAGATCCTCGAACGCGCAGCAATGCGCAAAGCCTACGAAGAAATAGACTTTACTCCACCGAAAGGTGTCCAGGAAGCAGCCGAATTGGGTCTTGCTCTCCGGCGAGAGCATGGTCGTGGCGGTACTGCTGTTGGTGTGGCTAGAGCTAGGGATCTGAGCAATGGCTCGGACGTATCGCCCGATACGATCCGTCGTATGGTTAGCTATTTTCAGCGCCATGCCATCGACCTGGACGTACCGAAGAACAACGACAGAAGCCACCCAGAATATCCTGGTGCTGGTCGTATTGCATGGTTGTTATGGGGTGGCGACCCTGGCGAGCGATGGGCAAACAAGGTCCGAGATCAGATGGACCGAGAAGACGAAGCCAAGAAGGGTATCCAAGCAGTAGAGAAAGACCTGCTACAGGCATCAACTACTGGTGATCTCGTGGCAAACCTATCTAGCCTGGACGTAATCAAGAGCTTAGGTGGTGGTACTAGCATCTCGCTTACCTATGTCCCTAATAGCGAGCTCCACTTGTACGATACGACAGCGCCTGGACATGGACTGCCATTGCCGAATGGTCTGGTGGTCAAAGGTCAGATGGTATCTAACACCATGGTGTTGGTTGATGCTCTTTTCATCAATGATGTCTGCGTCGCATCGCTGCCTTACTCCGTGCGAAAGCAGATCATGCGAGCCACTATCGATCGGGATGATGTGGTCATCACTGAAGACGAGCTGGTCAACAGTAGTGCGGATGTTGCTATGTCTATCCGCAAGACTAGTGAGCTGGTGGACAGTGGCTTTATCCTTGCATATCGTCCAGATGCACCCTACAGTGACGAAGTGGTGATGCTCGATTTGGAGTCGGAGCGTACCCTTCTGTGGAATTACGTGCCACCTAGAACAGCCAATATGGCTAAGGCTGTCTTTGTTTGTGGGCAGCCTAACCGCATCGAGTCTATTCGTGGTGTGCCTCTGGCTGGCGCTGATGGTGCTACATTTCAGAAGTCTTACCTCGACCGATTATCGCTGCGACTATCAGATGTCGATGTCATTCATGCGGTACCCACAGTGGTGGATACAGCGGATGATTGGAATGACTGGCTGCAGCACCATGTCACCAAATCAAATGACGCTCCGGTCATCGCTCTTGGCAAGATGGCTAGTATCGCACTTGGAGATGTGGAGCATACCACGCTACCACATCCACGAGCAATCCGGCTTAGGGGTGATCGAGGTGAGATCGAGCGAAAGTCAAAGCAGATTCGCAAATCGCTGCGAAAGAATGTATTAAAGAGCATCGCTGCACATAAGACGTGCCCTATTTTCAAGGCTGACGAAGCCAAGAAGATTGTGTATGGTGTTGTATTAGAGCCTCATACCGTCGACCTGCAGGGAGACGTACTCAGTATTGACGAAATCGAACAAGCAGCGTATGCTTATTTGGTAAATTCTCGTGTTGTTGGCGATTCACATAGCCGGCTCGCGGAAGCAGAGGTAGTGGAAAGCTATCTAGCGCCCACCGATATTGAGCTAGGTGGACAACAGATTTCTAAAGGCACCTGGATTATGGGTGTTCGCATCCTCAACGAGGATATGTGGGCACAGGTAATGCGTGGTGAATTTACCGGATTTTCGATCGGAGGCACGGGTGAGCGAAAGGCGAGAACAGATCACATATGATCTAGAAGACTTGCAAGTGTTCGAAGTGTCGCTGGTCAATAAACCTGCCAATGGGCGAGCTTTCTATATGACTAAAGCTGCCGATAAAGGAAATAACCAAATGGTTAATGAAAAGATTTTGGCGTTGATGGAGACGCCACTCGATAGCGAAGACAAGATCGACGCTATGATTAGCAAAGCTGAGATGAGCGAAGACGCAGTCGCTGCCGTGCGTGCTGCACTTCGCTTGTTGGATGCGTTCAAAGACGAAATTCCAAGTGACACGCTCACTGGTCTTGCTGCTGCTGCCGGGATGGATATGCACATGGAAGAAGAGCGTGAAATGGAAGACGAAGCTGACAAGGGGTATCACGAGATGGATAAGACGGAAGAAATGATCAGCAAAGCCGACATTCCAGAAGATCTGCGCCCCACCCTTGAAGCTCTGTGGAAGAGCAACCAAGAGCAGCAAGAACGCGTCA